CCACCGCCACCACCACCTACTACTAAATAATCTACTACACTTGGAGCGTCACTAGTGCCTAAACCGGCAAAACCAACTACAAAGTTACTATCACCTGTAAATGTATGAATTTTAAAATCACCTGAAGTTGTTACCGTGCCACCTGTAGCCTCTATGTTAGCTTGATATGCGTCAGCCGATAAAGCTGATGGAGAATTATTTTGTTTTATCATATATCCACTAGTGCTATCTTTATAAATTATTTCTACAACTTGACCATTTGTTTCTAAAATAAAGTCACTATCTGGAACACCACCTACGGTACTATCAATTAATTTACCACCTGTGTCTATAATAGCTCTATTTGTAGCAAAGTTATTACCATAATCAGCAAAAACAAAAGTATCACCTCTACTAGGTGAAGCTGGTAATTTAACTTCTATTACGCCAGCATTTGTGTCTAAAAGATATCCTCTACCAGCAACTGCTGTTAATTGTGTAGAACCATCAGCAACCGTTACGGCTTGCCAATCAGTACCAGCAACTATTTCGCCACTAGCACCTAAATTAATCGCTGTTCCATTGATTGTAATATTTGAGTTTGCTAATTTAGCATTAGCTATTGAACCTGCTAATTGAGTATTTGTTATACCACCTGCTAATCTATCGGCAGCGATTGTGCCTGGTGCTATCTTATCTGTTGTGATAGTACCTGGTGCTAAATCACTAGCTGATATATCTACGTCTTTAATCGATTTTCCAGTTATTTTATTGATAGCCATAATTCTTGTTCTCTCTTTATATTTATACTATTTATTCGTCTTTGTCTGTTGATACGTTATACTTTTTACTATCTTCAAAAAAATCAATGGTTGTTGTAAATCCGAAGTCATCATCAGCTTTGGCTGACGTAGGATTTGGTACAACTATAATACGACTTTCTCTTGCTTTATCAACAGTATTTGTATCAGAATATTGATCTGTTTGTACAGTTTTAACAACTTTTTGTTGACTTGCTGGACCAAATAGATATGTTTTGGCAGTAAAATTAAGTGTATAAATTACTGCTCTTCTTGTAGTAAAGTCTCCTGAATAAGTGTCTTCATAATTTACTGTATTTAACACAATTGGTATATCTCTTTTTATATTCATACTTGGTATAGCATTTACAGTTACAGTAAAGTCTGGTTGAAAGAAAGGTAATATTTGTTCTATAATTTGTAGGCCTGCCTCAGCACTTGCTGTAAATGAATATAGATTGTAAGATATGTTATAAGGAACAGGTGTATAATTATGATATAATACTTTACCATCAACATCTGATTTTACAGATTTAAATTTTTGTATTCTTGTAAGTTTTCTTGTAGGGTCATAAGCTATACCATTTATCTCAAAACCCATACGAGGTAAAGTGATAGCAAACTCTCTATTATCTAAACTAGCTTGTTGATCTAGTCTTACTAAAAACTTTTCTTTTGGCCCATATGCTAAAGGCACACGAATAGTTTGAATAACTTTTCCTGTGTCATCTTTTCTTTTAATCTGTATATTGTTAAAAATTTGACCAAAGCCTATGGTCATTCTTCTCATACTTTCGTTATAAAAATATTGTCCAAACATTAAAAGTCAACCTCTCCAAATGGGTTACGTTCAGTAAAATCTAATATGTCATCTGCTGTTGATGATGTATCAAAGCCAGCCGCTGTATCTAAATCATTATTATCAGCATAAGGCGATTGAGTTTGTAAATTATAAGTTTCCATTAATAGATAATTAGATGAACTATCAGGACCATCTGCCTCTAACATTAAAGCACCATCTTCATTTTCTAAACTCATTTGATGAGCAAGTTGATCTAATGAATACTTATCTTCAGCTTTGTCAATATCAGCAACGCCTGTATCAAGTCTTTCACTTGAATATTCAAATCTAGTACATCTTAATTTGTAAACTGGTAATTGGCCTAATTGGAAAAATGGCTCTTGGTCTTCAACAAATTGTATTTCAAAAAAACTATTCATTAAAGGCATATAAATTATATCGCCCTCATTTGGTCTACCTGATACAATCATAGTAGCAGGATCATCAACTAAATCCAACCATCTTCTTTTAGACACCATAAATGTAGTGTCTTCTCTAATTTCTAATCCAAATTTGTTTATAATTTCTTGTTGACCAGCAAAACCCTCCGTAGTTTCCATATACATTTCGGCCAGATAAGCAGCATTAAATTTGCTTGCTACATCTTCACCTAATATTAGGTCTCTATTGACAAGTGTTCGTGGTAAATAGTAAACGTCTTGGCCGTAAATTTTAAGACCCTCAATAATTAAATTTTCGTAAAGTCTTTTTTCAGCCTCTGACCCAATACCCTTGCCACCTTGAAAATAATGATTTACTGGCATAAGGTATTATCCTATCATTATTGCTGGATTTAATTCGTAAGTTGTTCTCATTTCAGCTTCAAGTTTTTCTATATCGCTTAAAGCTTCTGTATAGATTTGTTGGCCATTAAGTGAGACACCACCTATCATTGTAACTCCATTAAATTTAGATAAGTTAGCTCCCCATTGTTTTTTAAATAAAGATGTTACATATCTTTTTAAAAAAATATCATTATAAACATCTGTATATATTTCGGGGTCTAATTTTCTGTAAGCTTCTATTACTAGATATTCGCCTACAGCTAAATCATTTTCCCAATCCATATCAATATGTAATCTATTATCGTGTTGATTAAATCTTAATGGTTTTTCACCGACTAATACGTGATCTAAAAAATCTAAATGTCTTAAAACAACATCATAGTTTATAATACTTGTAGATGAAAAATCATAAAGGTCATTTAATCTTAATTGGTATCTGACATCAAATAAATTTAAATTACCTTTATTTGAAAAAGGAAAAATGTTAATAACTGAAACTACTGATTCAGGAACAACTATAAAATTATTACCCTCTGACCAAGTAGTAGATATTGAATTTTTTGTAATAGACTCACTAGAATTACTTGTAATTCTGTCTTTATCTTCCTGTGTGTATAGATACTTTAAATATGTTCGTTTAATACCATCATAATGATATTGAGCATAGTATTGTAGCGCCTCGTCCAGTCTATCTTCTAACTGGTCGTCATCTACGTTTATTTCTATAACTGGTTTTCCGAGTGCTCTTAAAGCGTATTCTTTTAAGTTAGCTCTGCTTGCTGGTGTTGCCATTATTAAATCCCTTTAGTTTTCAGGTATATTTATAATAATTTATCCAAGTGCTACCGCTTGAGCTATCGCAAAAGATTTAGCCGCTTTAGTGTCTAATTGTGTTTGAATTGCTGAAGAAACACCATCTAGGAAACCAATTTCCGTAGAAGTAACATCACTAATAGATACATCACCGCTTCCGTCAGATACTAATGCTCTGCCTGTGGTTAGATTTGCCATTTTACTAAAAGCTATGGCAGCTGATGATTTAATATCAGCATTTACTATGTTAGTAATTGTATTATTATCACTATCAATAGCTTTGTTAGTAAGTGTTTGTGAGTCGTCTAAATCAACTAAAGTAGCATCCGTAACAGCTGTTTGAAATTGTGCTAATGTACCTGAAACGGTATTGTTACCAAATGCTATTGTTTTATTAGTTAATGTATCGCTAGATGTTTCAGTCACAACAGCTCCGTCTGTAGCAATTGTCATTTCACTTCCATTTAAAGAAGTTGTTATACCTGAACCACCTAAAAGTGTAAATCCACCACCCAACGGCACACTAACGGCAGTTGAACTATCGTCAGCAATTGTTACGGTTGAGTTTGATAATGATGTATTTCCTATATTAGATAAAGTATTATTTGATCCTGAAATCGTTTTATTTGTTAATGCTTGACTAGAAGTTAATAATGCTATGGCAGATGTGTTAGATAAATCTGTTGAAGCAATTGTAATATTACCTGATCCGTCAAATGATTGCCCTGCTATTGTTCTAGCAGTAGCTAATGCTGTTGCTGTGTCGGCATTTCCTGTAACAGCACCTGTTACATTACCTTGTAAATTTGCTACTAGTGTTCCAGTAGATATTGTTAAGTCGCCAGTTGTTGATCCTGTAAATGAACCTGTACCAACAATAAACTTATCAGCGCTTTCATCAAAACCTATAAAAGCATTATTTGAACTACCTCTTTCAATAATAATACCTGAATCGCCTGATGGTGTACCAGATGTGCCTGTTGCTAATTCTATTAGTTTATCACTTATTGTAGAGTTGGTTGTATCAACACTTGTTGTTGATCCAGACACCGTTAAATTACCAGAGATTACAGCGTTACCTGATAAATTTATTGAGCCTGCTGTGATAGCACCAGCACTAGAAATATCTATTGCCTCGTTTAAAACTAAATTTGTACTATCAGTTGTTTTAATATGTCTATCAGCAATATTTACCGTGCCTGAAGTAACACTAGTTAATCCTGCTAAAGTTGTAGAACTAGCACCTAAATTAATTGATGTAGAACCTACGGTAACTGTTGAGTTTGAAAGTGATGAATTACCTATATTTGAAAGTGTGTTAGATGAACCACTTATAGTTTTGTTTGTAAGTGTGGCAGTTGTATCTTTGATAGCAGCCTGTATTTGAGCTAATGTTGCTCTACCCTCTGTGCCACCATCTGAAACTAAAAATAAATCACTAGAAGCTAAAGTAGCAGCAGTTAAATTTGTAGCGTTATCTATATTAACAACAGCTTCAACAAAACCAAATTCTAAAGCAGAGGCACCAGAGTTTACTTTTAAAACCTGGCCGGCAGAACCAATAGATAGGGCGGCTCCTAAACCACCGTGTGTTAGAGCAATAGTATCGCCTGATTGAAACTCTGCTAAACCTGTAGCAACGTTACTATCATTAAAGACTGCTCGTATTGGTGTTTTATTTGCCATAATTCTCTCTCTTACTTATTTATTAAAACTGAAATAGTGTAATATTACTATCAGATAAAGCATTACCATTTGATAGTGTAAATGACTTTGTACCTGTAAATACAAACTTTTCATCAACCGTAGCATTAAAGTTAAACTGAGCATTTGCTGAACTTAAACCACCAGCTGCTGAAAAAAAGTTAATGACTTGAGCGGATTGTTCAATACCACCCGATCCTGTTACGGAAACTGCTAGTTTGTTATCACCTGCTTTTGAACCAGCAGGCAAAGTAACACCTGTTGCTGAAATTGATACT